GATATGAAGTGGATGGATATAAAGATTAAAGATCTTAGAACTAAGATCAATGATCAAAGTGTTGAAGACGCTAAAAAGGGTCTTTACGATATAGCTAGTTAGATAAAACTAGTATTTTTTTATTTTTCGTATAAATTTGTAGGCTACCCATGTCTCTTTTTAAAAAGAATAAGGAAGTCATTATAAGAACAAATGAAATTCCAACAAACATTTTAAAAAATTATATATTAAGTTTTCCAAATAATATTCCAAGTTATTTCAAAAACATACCAACAAAGTTTTTAGATCAAAAGAGAAGACCAATTAAAACTCAAAGAACAATTAAAACCTGTTCAGGATTTGTAAATCTTTTTAAGAGATCAATACTTTATACTTCACCCTATGACATAGAATTATTTTTCGATGATGGACAAATAAGCGGAAGTGTTGGTGGTTCTAACTGGGATAAATATATTCAATACCATCCAGATTGGCAGTTTATAAAATATGCTCAAAGTGATTGGGAAGTAGTGTTAAAATTTATGCCTTTTTGCAACATTCAAAGTCCTTACAATTTAATAATTTCTAATCCTTGGTGGCACATGAATAATTTTGAAATTATACCAGGAATTATAAATTGCGTTGAACCATTAGATTTAAACATCTTTATACCTATTAAAAAAAATCAAGATCATCTTTACATACGTCAGGGAACTCCTTTAGCTCTCATCAATTTTGAAACAGACGATCAATTAAATTTAATTTTTAGTGAAGAAAATTATAAATATTCTGATTGGATGGGCCTTCATTATACGTTCAGTAATTTTAAAAGAAAGTTAGTAAAAAATATAATTAATAAAATTTTGTAAAAAGCATTCAGTGTCGCAGCTAGATTTGAACCCCTGGTGTAAGTAATCCTCTACTATTCAATAAAATTTAAAATGTAAAATTTGCGTGTGGTATAATATAAAATAAAAAATAAAAAGGAGCAATTATGGTTTGGAGACATCCTAAATATTATGAGGAGCTTAGAAGACTCCGTAAGATCGAAGAAGAGAAGGAGGAGGAGAACAAGAAGGACAAGGATCCTTCCGAACAATCTCAAGATCCTCAATCTCAAGAATAACTTTTAAGCCCTTGCAAGTTTTGCAGGGGCTACTATTCCTTAGCTTCTCCCCAGGATCGTCCGAGTGCAATATCAACTTTGGAAGGTACTTTGAAATCTCCGATGGCATTTTCCATTATCTCCTTTACGTTTTTAATATCTTCTTCCTTATCTATTGAAAAGCATAATTCATCATGGATTTGTAGTAAAGGTTTATATCCTGCCTTATAACATTCAATCATCGCTTGTTTAGTTTGGTCGGCTGCTGAACCCTGAATTAGTCTGTTAAGTGCTTTATAAGTGTAAGCTCTACGTATATTATTGCCATAAACAGCCTTAGCCTCCTCATATTGCATAGCTTTGTTCATACCAAAGGTAGAGGGCTCCCACATGTCAAATCGGCATTTACGACCCCTTATTGTTCGAATAAAGCCATATTTTGATGCTGAGCTAGATACATCTGTAGCTAATTGCTTAACAAATGGCACTCTTTCTCCATATTTTATTAATAATTGCTCAGCTCTATCCTTGGAAATACCTAATTCCTTAGCTAATTTAGCCTTTCCCATACCATAAAATAATCCAAGATTGATTGTTTTAGCCTGGGTTCTTGTGATTTGTGCCATATCTGCAACTATTTGGTGAAAGTCAGCAGATTCATTTTTGTAAGCTTCGATAAATTCCCTACTACCTGAGAATTCATTATTAGTTGAAGCAGCATAATGAGCCACAATTCTTGGTTCTTGTTGTGAGTAATCAAAACTACCCCATTGTCTACCCTCTTCAGGCAAGAATAAACTTCTAATTTTATTTCCATATTCTTTGTTACGTGCTGGGATCTGTTGCAGGTTAGGATTTGAGTATGATAAACGTCCTGATACAGTTCCACCTTGGTCAGATCTAAGTTGATTTATTTCAGAATGTATTCTACCTTTGTGAACATAACGTTGAATGGAGTCTATGAATGTTGAATGGAATTTATTTATTTCTCTTGCTTGTCTTATTAGTTGCGCTATCGGGTTATCACAGTTTACTAACCAATTTTGGGTAAAGCTAGGTTCTTCAGTTTTCGGTGTCCGTGGGTAATCAACACCTATTCTATCAAAAACTTGCGCCACTGATCGAGCTGCCCAGATGTCTACGTCTAGTGTGGTCTGAGATTTTATACTTGATAAAACCTCAGACTCTTTTTGTTTGAATTCTTTTTTTAACTTAGCAGCCTGTGCCTCGTCAACTCTTATTCCTTTCCTTCTTGTCTCAATCAATATAGGTAATAGTTCCATCTCCATTTCCCATACATCATTTAAACTTTGTTTAGATATCTCAGTTTTAAATCTTTCCCATAAACGTAAAGTTAAACCTGCGTCTTGTTCAGCATAGAATCCAACATAACCTGCAGGTAATCTCCAAAGGTCAGCTTTAGGATCTATACCCCACTCTTTTGCTTTTTCATTTAAGAAAGTTTCATTTTTTATCTCACCAAGATAATCTTTCGCACATGCATTTAAACTAAAACTATATCTGTTTTCATTAATTAAAGCTGCAGCAATCATAGTATCGACTATCTGTCCTCGTATCTCAAAACCATTTACTAATAACCAACCCACATCATAACTTGCATTATGAAATATTTTTGTTGCTGGGAGTTTTAATACATCTTGAAACCATGCGCAGGTAATTGATAAGTCCATATTACCACCTGCATCATGTTGGATAGGAAAATACCATTGTTGTCCAAGTGCTGCTACTGCAAAACCTACAATACCACCATCAAACGTTGCCCAACCTGCACCTTTTGTTTTTATGTTTGGATCTTTGGTCTCCAGGTCAATTGCTATTTCTTTTGCTTGTGATAAATCAGGATACTCTGCAGGAGCTATCCAATCACTATCGTTATAAACGAAGTTAAGTTGATGGGTCATTGTTTCCTTTTACTAAAGTTAGTGTCTTCTATTGTTTTCATTGTTTTTATTGGGAGTCCTAAATGAAAAATATAACATTCAGCACAGTAATAATCATATTTATGAACTACTACTGCGTGGGCTTGTTTACATTTTTCACAGTAAATGATTTCTTTCTTTTTTTGTACCATGAAGTGTCCCTCCCATTTTCTTTACACCATTCATAATGATTTTTTAAAAGTTTTTCTGATAATCTTTTGTCTTCAATCATTTCTTTTTTTCTTCTTTAAGGTGTTCAATCTCTAAATCACAATAATGTTTTATTTTATTAAGATCTTCGATTGATTTTCCTTTGAATAAATATCTGCACACATATTTTATTACATTTGCTTGAAACGGATTTAAACCATTCTTTCTTATAAAAGTCCATGGTTGAATGAAAAAGTGTTTGTAGTGAGATCCACCTATCTGCGTATCTTGAGGAAAGGCTTCATCGAACATATTTTTATCTGCCATATTATACTCCACATAGGCCCTCGCACTCTTGATTAAAGAGATCTGGCCCATCATCGTTTTTAAATTTAACTTCGTCTAAAGGCACACAAGATCTGTGTACAAAGTTTTTTACTTTAGGATTATGCATTCGCATCTTTTTATCAAATTCTACAGCACTTGCAAATTCTTCTGGCCTATTGTTTTTCATATCAATCCAAAAATTATCATCATGAAATGGACAACCGATACAAGCAGATTTTACAGGAACTTTAAAACCTTTACCTTCATACCATTTCAAACAATCTTGCCTAGACATTTTCTTTTCTATAAGTGGCCATCTGTTTTCTTGCCACCAAAATCTAGAGGGTTTCATTCTCATAACTTCGTCAGTTGATATTCCAACCCATACTTCAATATGCTTATCTTTTGGAAATCTTTGTCTTGGTTTGAGTCCAAAAATCTCTCTTATTTTTTTTGCAATTGGAGTAATTTTATATTCTCTTGTACATTGTCTACGGCCCATTCCTTTTTTACCCTGTTCGTTTAAAGTATAAAATGGTGCAGAGGCAAATTGATTGCCGCCTGGAGACAAAGCTTTTATGATATCATCTTGTATATTACCTTTTTTTACTATGTGTATTGGGTAACTTATAACACTCTTCAAATATTCTAAATGTTGTATGACAGGTTTAGGTTCCCAACCTGTATCTGCAAATACGGCTGCATCAGGCTTGACACCAAACTCTCCTGCATCTGCCATCAAAGCCATTGTTGAGCTTTGCACACCAGCTCCTAAAGATAAAATTCTTAATGATGGGTTTTGTTTCATAATTTAAATGGTTGTAACGCTTTTAACTTTTCTTCTGCGTTTGCTATCTTTTCTATTAATTTATCTGCTTCATCTATGTGTTGTGGGTGTTCTCCTATCGCTACTGGTTTTTCTAAATAAATTTTAAGAGTTGCTTCTGCCTCAGATATTTGAGCATTATATCTATCTTCTAAAGCTTCTATAATTAATTTTCTAAACATAATTAGCCTCGTATTGTTTAAAATACTTTCCTAATGGAAAGTTGTATT